TTCCATCTTGTCCAATTGCTCCAATCTCCACTCACAGTGGTGCCCAAGGTGGTCCAGGTCAAGTTGCCGGTGGCCACAATTCTGTTGTTGTTGGTGTTGACTGCGTTGGTTAAGGTTATGCTCATTGTGTGTATTTAAAAAGGTGCCGATGAGGCTCCTGTGGCCTTTTTGTAAGTTATTCTGCTGGCGTTTTTCGTAAGAATGTGAATTCCATTGTCGCCTGCTCTCAAACGATCTAGGTTCATGGTCTGTGTGGCCAGGGTGATGGCAATGCCACGTGTGTCCACCACAAAGTATTTCAAAGTGATCAAGGCACTGGTGCTGTTCTCGGCATGCCCTTGTTTTTGTTGCCAAACATTGGCAGGAATCAACCATGGTCTTGCAATGCCTGCTGGGTCATTAAAAGCAAGGGCTCGAAGTGAACCGCCTCCTATAAGTTGAACTTCGCCATACCAGCCTTGCTCCTGTGCATAATTCAGTCTGGGACAACCAAACATGCTTTCAGGCTGTGGCACATTGGTCTCAAGGCATTGCAACAGATGAAATCTGCTAGTGACGTCTCCTCGAACTCTTCTTACTGGGACATCGCCTAGGTCAGGATTAAAATAATGAAATTCACTGGTATTGCTAGTGCCTGCGGCTTTGCTGTGCCATCCAAATGCTTGGTCAGGCTCTGTCCCCACTTGATACACATAGTAGATCTTGGGATAGATTGAGCCATTGCTGACCACAGCACCTTCTTGTCTAAGGTTGGCAAGATCTCGTGGTCTCAAAGTGATGTAGGGTGTGTAGTTGTAATAATACCATGTTATTGGCTTATTATTTACTGTGGCATTTTGTGCTACTACTTTTACGTTAATGCCATAGTTGTTGGCTGTGCTATTGGTGCTAAACGATGTGTCCGTATCCAACAAATAGTTTTCATTATCAAACTCCACTAGATTGGTTTTAGCCATTTTAAATGGACCACGATAAAAATCGTCGCCTCTTACACCTGTCAAAGTGGGATGACTGGTTTTGAACATTGTGCCAGCAGTGGGCAGTGCGGGTCTTTCAATTTTGGGCGCAGGTTCAGGTGTAGGCACAATAATTCTAGGCTTGGTCCAAATGTCTCCCAACACATAAGGTGGATAAAATGCGTTGAGGTGTGTCACTGCCTTGATCTGGAATGTGAAATCATCATTCAAGGTCATTTCAATAATTCTCAGTAGGGTGGTTGCACCTTCACTGGTAGGGTCAAAAACAACCACATCACCCACTGTGTATTTCAAACTAGTTTTGTCTGCTTGAAAACTATATGTGCTTTGACCACGACTCTTGCGTAGCACAGTTTCTGCGTGAAATCTTGCCAAATAAGGATTGGTTAACACAGTGAGATTGAGACTGATGTCCAGCAGTTTGCCATCTGCCGTTTGTGCAGTGGCATCTTCATAATATTCTTGTGTTTCATTGAAGTCTGATTCTTCATTGAACAAGTTCACCTGCACCTTGTTGTATTTCACACTGAGATCTGGAATGTCTTGTGAATAGCCGCCGATGATGTTTGATTTATTAAAGGTGCCACTGTTGCTACTGGTAGAATACTCACTGGTAAATCTGTAGACTCCATTGGCCAATGTGAGTATGATACCAAATTGTCTGCACAACTCATTCACATTGCTCAACACAGTTTCACTGGTGTTCATGACCCAATTGACCTGACCTCTCTTGATCACTGCGGCATTCACATAGGGTTGCAGGGTGGTTTCAAAACTGCTACGCAATGCAGTTAGACTGGTGGCATCTATCTTTGAGTCTGCAAGTCCTCGACCATATCTAGTATTGGTCAGTAGATCCAATAAGACATCTGCAGGATTGGCATTCTGCAACACATTGCCGGCACTGGGGTAAGGTTTTGAAGCACTGCTTCTCAGTTTGCGTCCCTGCACATCAACACTGACCTTGGGCACATCTTTATAGGGTCCGCCTTCATTAAAGGTCATTTTTAACACCACCACGAACATGCCTTGTATACTGGTAATAAATTCTTCTTGATCTTGTTCTCGTCCTGTGACTTCAGTGATCAAGGTACTGCGAATGTTAAGGCTTGTGACTTGTAAGAATTCCACAGTGAGCACACCGCCATAGGTTCCAGAACCAACCGATATAAATCCTAACGAGGGCTGATTCAAGACCACTTCATCATTGAACAAGAGATTTTTGACACCAGTGATTGGGCCTTCTGAAAGAGCAATGGCCATGACCAAAATTCTACTGTTGTTGCTGTGCAGACTGGTATACACTCTGGGACCTGTCACTCGTCTCAGTCCATACACCACAGGTATACAGGTTAGTTCGCCACCTTCATTGACTTCAACTCCGGAGAATTTTACATCTTCGGCACTGACCTGTCTATCTGTAGGTGCTTGGCTACGCAGCCAATCATTGATTTCTTGTGGGTAAATTGGCATATTATTCTAAGTAAAAACTTCCCCAATAGACTTTTTTATTCTGCATGGCACCTTTGATGCTGGCAGTGGTTCTACCACGTATGCGATCATAGTCTCCAAAATCACTTGTGCATCTTAGTGTATACACATTGGTTTCTAATGAATTGGTTATGTTCATGCCACTGATGGTGCCATCAAAGATCTGTATGAGACCATCAGTGGTATCGGGAACTGCGGTAGAAGTAGTACGGAATAATTTATATAACACCAGTCTTTTGTTGATCACTGTGAGATTGAGATTGTTCAACAAGAGGTCATAGGTTTCACTTACACCTCGACTCAATTGTATATCTAGACTATTTGGTTGTGCTTGAAATGTTTCTGTAATACTGCCAACTTGTGAAATAAAACTCTGTGGGGTAAATGTCTGTGCTCCAGCAGTGGCAGTGGTGACTGCAATGCTGTGAGGTCCTGAGGTGTAGAAAAAATTGCTGGTAAGATACAATTCCAACAGATATTCCACACGGAAATCTTTCTGTGCAAGAATGGTATTTTGACCTGCTGATAAACCACGGGTCATGTCAAGACCTCAATGAACTCAATTGAGAAACTGGGGAATTGATCTGCACCCATTGAAAACTCTTGATTGTCAGTGGCATATCTCACTGATATGGAAAGACTACGGTGTGTGATCAAACTTGATGTTGTCACAGCAGTTCTCAAAGGAGGTGTAAAGGTCAATGAAGTAGATGCTGATGTAATGTCTGCGGCCACAACATACAATTTGTCATGGCTGGCAAATTTTATTAGATCACCTGCTTTCAACACTGGTCCTGCAGTTATGCTTACGGTGCTGGCACCAATTGCGGCATTGGCAGTCACAGTGACTGTGCCTGAATAGCCACCAGTGGAGTTGCCCAAATAACTAGGCAATGCAAATGTGAAACTGGTAAGTGGTCCACTGACAGAATGTATGTGATTGAATATCAATCTTTGATTGGCCTGTTCAAGATTGTCAAACTGTGCAGTCAATCTAAAATATTGACCTGTGCTTGACTGCCTTTGGTCAATGCCATTCAAGGTGGTTGTGATCCTAGTGGGATTGACTGACACTAGGCTAAGACTGTTGGGAGTTATGGTTGGAAATGGCATTTTTTATCCTTAGTAAAGAACCTTGCCACGATCTGCCACACTACTTCTAATCATGTTGGTTATAAATTGTTTGCGTTCAATCAGCAATTGATCAATGCCCTGTGCATCCACTGCGGTGATGTTGAAGTTGACATTGATTGTGCCCATGCCGTTGGCATTGACACCAAGTTCACCATTTGAACCTCGGTTCAAAGGCAGCACTGCTTCAGGACCTGCTTCACCTGCCATGACATTGGTGCCAAGCATTGTGGGACCATCAAGTATGCCACCTTTGGCCAACTTCAACAGGTCTTGAGGTATTGGCAATTTGCTGTAATCAACCTGCAACAGGCCATTGGTGCTGCCTACAGACACTGCCTGTGGATACTTGCCTTGAACCTGTTGTGCCAGAACACCAGTCTTGGTATCAGTGCCTAGGTTGTATTTGCTTTTGTAATTGAAATCATACAAATTGATACCATTGGCCAATGTGGTGTTAAATTTCACATTCTCTTTCATTCTTTCATCTGAGAAGAATGAGAATATGGCTGAACCAATTGAGATAGCAGTGTCAATCCAACCGCCACCACTACTGCCACTACTGCCACCTGTTACCACTCGAGCCAATGCACTAACGGCATTGGCTGCACCGCCAATAATGTCACCCAACACATCCAACACATTGGTTTTGAGGAAACTGGAAACTGTGCCAAATACACTACTGAGGTTGCTTCCTAGTCCACCAAAGATGCTGCCAAGTGAACTAACCATGGTTGAAAATATGCCCCCTGCACCTGAGGATAGATTTCTAAATATATCTAACACTCCTGAGGTCCAACCTGACACTGTGGAAAACAGGCTGCCACCTCCACTGAAGATGGTTGAGATAAAACTGCCAATGCCACTAAAGATGTATTCTGCACCGCCCTTCATGGCCGTGAACACTGTGCCTGCCATGCTGGCAAATCCTGTGACATTGCCTTCGCCTGAGCCACCTTTGCCAAACACACCATTCAGCACACCACCAATACCATTTAGGTCTCCAGTGGCTGATGTTCTAAAGCCCAGAACATACTGTATGGCACCAGCAAAGAACTGTTTCAGCATGGTTTCAACGTCAACACCAAATACCAATTTGAATGTGTCTTTGACAATGCCGTATTCTTTTTGGCTTAGGCCTGACCATTGCAAAACTTTTTCTTGTAGCAATCCATAAAGGTTACCATAGTCTTTGACTGTGGTGTCCACAAAGTCCTTGTTGGCTTTCTTGAGCAGGTCATTGTAGTCTTTGTTGCTGATGATGCCTTGTTCATAGTAGGCATAATTTAGTTCTTCAACGGCTTTCAAATACTTTTGGCTGCCAGTCAATTCTGTGTTTCTAAAGTCTTCTGCTGCCTTCTTGAAGTCCGCACCGTATTTGGCCTGTAGACCTTGAATGGCTGTTTGATATTTTTCATACACAGCAGTTTGTTCTGCAAAGGTCTGATTGTTCTTGTCCAGTTGTGCAATTCTATAGGCTTCTTCAATCTTGGCACGTTCACTGGTAAATTGTTCTGCTTTGGTCTGTGTGGTTTCTGTGTATTTTTTGTAATCGTTGAAAAGATCGTTGAGTCCTCGTTGATGGATACCTTTCATGGCAGCCTGATAGTCTGTTTCAATCTGTTTCATTTCAGCAGTGGTCTTGCCCTTGCTGTTGATCAAGGCTGCTTCATAGGCCTTGTTGATGTCAGTGAGGTCTTTGTTGAACTTGCCTGTTTCAGTCAATGTGGTATTCTGTTGCTTGCGGCTTTCATCAGCAAAACGACTCAGTAGGTCCACTGATTCTTTGAAAACTCTCTTGCGATTTTCTAATTCTTCATTGGCCTTGCTGATCTTGACCATGGCACTGTCCACAGTCATTATGACATCTTTCTTTTGTGCGTCGGTTAGATCTTCTACAGATTTCTTAAGGTCTTTGGCTTTGGCACTGAGTCCTTCATTCACCAAGGCCTGTCTTTGTTTGGCTTCACTGTCAAGTCCTGCCAACAAGATCTGTTCTTTGAGTTTCTCATTGAACTTCATGGTTTCTATACCTGCCAATGCCTTGGTCAAACCATTTTCTTTCATGAGTTGATTCATCTTGTCACTGGGGCCGGCACCATTCTTTTGATCAGTGGTTAGGTCCTGTGTGCTCTTGCTGAGTGCATCAGTCTTAGCCTTGCTGGCGTCTGCTTCTATCTGATACTCTTTCATTGACTTTTGGTAGGCTTCAAATGGATCTTTGAAATTGATCAATGCCTTGAGTGCGGCTCCCATACTGCCAATCTTGGGCACCACATAGTCAATGGCCTTGCCAAATGTATCTAAAATCAATCTGGCTATGGGTGCAATTTCTTTTGCAAATTTCACCACAACCACTGTGACTGCAATCACTGCCGCAGTCGGTGTGGCAAACACCACAGCCAATGCGGCAAGGCCTACGCCCAACAATTTAATAATTGGTATGAGATCTTCTGCGTTCTCAGTGATGTGATCAATGGCCTTGACCAATGCATCACTGGTGCCACTGCTGTCTAAGAAACTTCTGCCCAACTTGGTAAATTCGTTGGTCATATTGGTTATGGCACCACGAACTGTCTTGTTGGTTCTGTCCATTTCTTTTTGTAGATCGTCCAAACCTTCAGACAAGGCCTGTGCCACAATCTTGGCATTGAGGAAACCTTTACTGGCCAATTCTTTTAGTTCTTCACGAGCAATGCCAGTCTTATCTGACAGAACTTGTAGCACTTTGGGCACTGCTTCTGCAATTGAACGGAATTCGTCACCTTGCAATTTACCACTCTGCATGGCCTGTGCAAATTGAGTGATAGCACCACTGGCCGCATTGCCTGTGGTGCCACTGATGGCCAAAGACAAATTGAATGCTTCAACTACTTTGGTTATTTCTGCGCCTGTCTTGCCTACAACACTTTGGTTCTGTGCCAACTTGCTGTAAAGGTCAACAGTTTCTGCGATAGGGGCTCGGGTTCTTTGTGCAACATCAAAAAGTTCATTGAAACGAATGTTGACATCACCTTGGCTTTTTTCAACAAGTTTTAATTTGTTGTCCATGGTCTGCACACTGTCAATGAAGTCAATGATCTTGCCACTGGCCAAGGCAGCAACGAATTCTGCGGCAGCAGTTTTTAAACCATCCATTGTTCTTGTCAATGTTTTGGAACTGCTGTCTACAGAGGCGAGATTTCTTTGTATGTCATTGAAACCTGTTCTGGTTTCATCTATTAGTCTTACGACAATACTTGCATCCATTTTATTTCGCCCTCATTCTTTGCTTGTCTTGTTTACCTTGTAGTTGATAGTAGGCTGCCCAAAGTGTAAATTCCAATGTGCTGATATCCAATATCTCTTCCAAGGTCTTACCAAGTTCTTTGGCCAGAAACAGCATAAACCAAAGATCCCGGTCCCTAATTAGTTTTTTTCTGCGTCCTCCACAGAAGGTAAATCACTGCCGTTTAACACACGACTGAGATCTAGGATCACCTGTGGATCTGCTTCATTCATCAACACTGACTTGTCACTCATATGAAACAATGGCTTGCCATCTTCTCCCAGTGCCTTGGAGAGTATGCCTTCAACCAATGCCTCAACTGTTTTGCCTTGTGTAGACAATTCTACAATTTTGGCTTCTTGTCTAAGACTGGTAATTGTTCTGTAGTAAACATCAAAGCCCCATGGTTCCACATGATACTTGTTTAGGGCACCTGCTATGCGACCTTGAAAGTGTTTCTTTACTAGATCAATTGCGGGTTTCTTTTTTGCTTGTTCAACGGTATCTGTCATTTGATTCTTCCTTTAGTTTTAATAATTGTGGCTGTCATTGCCTGTTTTACAAAACCATTGCTGGCCTGTTTGCTTCTACCTCGTTCCAATTGTTCAATGTAAGGAACTCGATTTTCGATAACTTGAGTCATGCCTTCTTGTCGTTGTTGCCAACCACTTCGAGCACGACCTTTGTCTATGGGCGTTCTTGGAACCACTTCGGATTTGAAAGTGTCAGACACCAGCCCTCGGAACCGTTTAACTTCTTGTTCCAGGTAGGCCAGTGCCTTGTCTTGATCCTTAAAATCCAAAGTGAATTTCAATTAGTATACCCAAGCAGCCACTGTTGGTGCACCAGTTCCTGTGAAACTCACACTGGCAGTCATTAGACCGTCATATGAAGCAGTCACTGCAAAACTGTTGACAATTACTGTGCCAACAAATTTGGTGCCGTCTGCGGCATCACCGTAGAACTCTACTGTGACTGCGGCATCTGTGTCTGGATTCATTGAAGTGGCCACAATAGTATTTTCACTGTCGTTGTAAACAATGTCCATGCTGCCTGTGAAACTTCCTGTGCCCTTTAGATATGTTCTAAAGTCATCACCCATGGCAGTATTTTCTACTACTTCACGTGTGACTGTGACACTCCAAGAACGGACATCTGCGACTGCGGTCAACGTGTCGGCTCCACTCTTGATTTTTACTTGACCATTATTACCTTGAT